CTCAAGTCGGACATATATCCAGAAAATCCACCATTCATAGCAACGTGTACATCACCGTAATTTTGCTTGGGGACTCCCTTCATAATTAAGCGTTTAGCAAGTTTGCCGTTAATATATGTATCTAATTGATGATTTTCAACTCTAATTTGGACACAAACCCATTTATTAATAGGAATATTATCAATAGTAACTCTTTCATTAATATTATTGAAAGTGTTCATAACTACTACTAAAGCATTTGTATTAGGGGCAATATATAATCCAGGGGCATTATTAGGTTCATTCATACCGATGGGTTCATTCGTATAATTAATATTATCATTGCCTTTGTGGAATACATGTTTGTATTGGCCTTGTTGATATACTAAATCATCAATGAACATCCATACAGAGTATGTAAATTCAACCCCGTTTTGTTCATTATCAGATCTCATAATAGTAACAGCATTACTATCAGCAGGGTCTTGGGGAATTATTTGCATAGTCTTGGCATCAACCATACCCTTAAATAAATAGGGCGACTTGTTATAAGAGAATACCCATGATAAAAGTGAAGTAGCCATTCGAATACCAATTACAAAAACGACTAAAATTAATAATAAAAAAGCAACTTTAGCTACTAAACTATTCGATTCTAAAAATTCTTTAGTTCCAGAAACTGCTTTATTATTTTTAAAACTATCAAATGATCCAGCACCAGAGGAAATTGTTCCGAATTCTGACATATCTATATATTATACGTAAGAAATTTAGATATGAGTTTATATTTCAATACTTCCTTGTTCGGATCCATCTTTTAAGAACTCTACTTTGACACTATATGGGAAGGAACCACCAAATCCCGTACCACCATAGCCTTCTCTATAGATATTGTATGCTTGTTGGGGGTTAAGAGCATCACCATAATAACGGATATTTGCAGTATATCCAGAGAATCCTCCTAGAGGTGTTACGTAAACAGGTGCGTTATTCGCAATTTTAGCTACACCTGGTAATACGCATGTACGAACTAATTTACCATCGATATAAACATCTAAAGTTCTTCCGTACAGACTGACAATTACATTGACCCATTTTTGAATAGGAATATTTGCTACACTACAAGTATGTGTAGAAGACTTGTCTGATTGAGCACTAGAGTAAACAGTTGTTTCTATCTTAATATTGTTTTCAATTGCTCCTAAAACAATAGAAGGGGAAGGATTTAAGTCAGAATCTAATCTTCCTAAAACAATCTTGGGTTCGCCATATCTATAGCTCCAGTCATCGACATATAACCAAGTAGAATAAGCAAAGTTAGAAGCGTTAGATTGTTCTAAATCTTCAGCATTAATTTTTGTGACCTTTTTTGCGTCTTTAAGACCATCTATTTTACTGGAGTCTCCCATTAACCATCTAATAATAATAATAGCGAGTAATACTACAACAACACCAATTATAATACTTTTAACGTTTACCATCTTTAATATATTATATTGTTAGAAGTTTTCTAAATTACTGGTGGATTTAATGATTTAACAGAATTATATAACCAATTAACCTTCCCACTAGTTATGCTGTCATTATAATATAAAACATTACATATACCACCATGTAAGCCGTTATTTGATCCAGATATTATTTGTGTATTATCATTATATGGAATAATACCTGGATTTGTGGATACTAATTCATTATTAATAAATATATCCATACTTTGTCCATCATAATTAATAACAATATGATTCCATCTCTGCATTTTAAACTCTTTAGATTCAAGAAGTATTTTTTGTTTATGCCCTTCAGTTTCTGTTATAATTTTGAGTTTATTTTTTAAAACATTGAATAGTATATTAGGTTTATTACCAATATTTAATAAAGAAGTGTATTCATCGTAGTTGGGGTTTGTTTCGGGTGGAAAAGAGTCTAAATAAACCCATGATGAGACCGCATATTTATATTGGAATTTATCGTCTTTAAAATTGAGTTTTTGAAATGTTCCTAGATTTTTTTCATTAGTCAAATTAACGGGATCTTTAATAAGTTGTGATGCGTTATGAACCATTACCTTATCCATAAGCCATTTAAACAGAAAATAAAATACAATTAGTAATATTTCAATAATAAAAATAATAATTATAGGCTTTGATGTAATTTGGTATTGAAATTTAAGATAGTCTACAAAATTAAGGATTAGACACGGGAAATATGTTAGAACTTTTGTTATTAAACCAAACCATGATGGTTTAGTTTCCATCGGTTCTCCACCAGAAACACTAAAAAATTTCATAGCCATTGCAACTAATCCAAAAAATATGAGTAAATTAATACTGTACATAAAAATTGTGCTAAAATTAGAGAATTCGGATGATAAGTTAAAGATAAAATAAACTACTGCTATGATAATAAATAAAGACACGAACGATGTGAGTATTTTTCCAAAATAACTAAGTGTATTAACGTCAGACTCATTTTCAAATAACTGCTTCCGTTTTTGATAAAACACATAACCCATTATGAGTAAAAATGCACCCAACATGGAAATAAAAATGCTTAGCCCAGAATTACTATTATTGATAAGTTCATATGGATTTGTAGTAAATACAGTGCTCGCTATGATAAAATAAATTAATAATGTTAGTAAAAATATAAATTCTGACTTATAAAGTAATACATAAAAACTAGAAATTTGGTAAATGTATAATAGTGTATTGATGAATTTTGAATAAATGTTTTTCCCGGATGCATCGTAAACTGGTAGTGCCTTTTTTTCAGTAGAGTTAGTTTTATCAATTGGTGTTGGTATTTTTTTATTAGTATTCATTTAATAAATCGTTAGAAATAAATTAAAGATTTTCCATCGCTGTTTTTTTTCCATGACAATCTCTACATAAAGCTACTAAATTGTCTACATGGTTAGATCCACCGTGTTCTAATCTTATTTTATGATCTACTTCAAACCATCCTGGTAATTGTATTTTACAATGTCCACATTTCCAACTTTGTTGCGCTGCAACGAATTTCTTTTTTGTTTCACTTACACATCTTTTCGTGCCAGTTTTACCAGACTCCATAACTCTATTTACTTGATGTTGTTCATTAGATGTCATGAATGGTGTTTGGTTTGTAAAATCAGTAAATGGTGTAAAAACATCTAATGATGATTTGGCAGTAGGCATATATTTAATAATATTTGTTGCTTGTTGGATAAGTGATTGAGATTCTCCTGGATTTTTCTTTATAAACAAATATATACTTAATCCGGCAAATGCAAAGCCAGCCATTTTAAAATATTTTTGCCATGATTGCAATAATTTAATATAATTTCCATCATGATATGTATTTGCTATAAAAAATCCGGTTATTGCTAAAATTAAAACTTCTAGCTTCATATAATATTAATAAAGTTTTTTTTATAAACATTATATTTTGGTTATTTGTGTAATAATCTTAGTGACGTCAGCTTCCATCGATTTCTTGGTTTTTCTTTTGGATTTGGATTTGGATTTGGATTTAGATTTAGATTTAGATTTAGATTTGGATTTGGATTTGGATTTAGATTTAGATTTAGATTTAGAAAAACTATTTGTTTGAGTAACCGATGTAGGTGACATTTTAAGTTTTTTTAGTGAAAGTTTATTATCATAGTTTAATAATTTGGATAATTCTTCAATATCATTTGTCATTTTTTTAATATCTATTTTCTCTCCGCCATTACTATAAATGTTTTCAATTAGCAAAGATCTAATGCGATTAAGATATATTTTTTTGAGTTCATCATCTAATTCAATATTTTCTAATTTTGTTTCAAAAAAGTTGTAATAAACAGTCATCAACCCGAATACATCACTATTAAATAAATATGCTTTCATAAAGTATTCATCTAAATCAAACTTCATATCTGGAGTGGTGAATTTCATTAATATGTCGGTAATATAATCAGATAGATAGTATAGATAGTAACCATATTCGATAAGATTTTCTCTTTTGACTTCCGACAAAAAGGTTTCGTCGCTTATACCTGGAGAGAAAATCATATTAAATAAAATTACATTGTCATCATAATAACCATAATATCTGGCTAATTTAATCAAATATTCATTGACTATATAATTACGAACATTCATTTTATTAAACAGAATATTACCATCCCTTACTCGTTGTAAAAATATATCATAGTTTAATTTAAACTCTTCGGATATAATCATAGATGAAAATGGCGTATTAAATTGTAAAGGTCTGTTAATAATTTCTTTTGGGACCATTCCATTTTTTACAACTCCTGCTAATCCCCAATCAATGATTCTAGCATCACCCGTTTTATCAACCATAATATTTCTATCCTTTAAATCATTGTGAATAACACCAGACTCGTTCATAGGTCGAACCGCATTTTTTAATAATTTAATAACCATATCATTTAATAAAAACATTTTCTCTCTAGTAATTTTGCCATCAACGACCAACCAATCTTTTAAATCTACACCAGCATTGGGCATATTTAATACGGTTAGTCCTGCTAATTTATTATTTACATTTTTTTCATTAATATTGTATTTTGTAAGAGCAAAACATTTTTCATCGAAATTAACCATATCATCCTTTGTTAATTTATCCGGTTTACATAATTCAACATCCAATAAATAATGCTTACCATAATTTTTAATTTTTGTTAATTTCTCTCTTATCTTGACGATCTCTTCAATTTCTTGTTTACCATGTTGTTCAATAGACATTTTACTAACACCACTTGTCCGGTCCTTCTTATTTTTACACTTTAAGGCAGGTTTAAATATGCATCCAAACCCACCTGATGCCAAAGCCTCCCCACCATTTCTACTTCTACCACGTTTTTTTGTCCTATTTTTTTTAATTAACTTATTTGGTTTAATCTTTTGTTTCATTTATACTGTAATGAGAATTATTTTTTATACAAGTAATATCCTCCACCAACTAATACAATAATAATTGTAACAAATAATAATTTCTTTCTGTATTTTATTTGCTCTCGTAATATGAGTTCCTTTGGTTTGTATAGTTCATAATATATATCTAATGATTCTGTTAAAGTTTGCTCATCCTTGCCAATTTCCACATTAATCTTATTATGAATAAAATGAATCCATTTTAAAAACGAATCTTTTCCTTCTAAATACGGTGAAACTGGATATTTGTCTAATAATTTACTAAAATTATTTCCTATATTTGGATGTGGTATAAATAATGGCAGATTTGTAATAAAATCATAATATTTTTTCTGTGTTGTTTCATTTGCTTTTAGTGGATATGATATTGCTAGTGTCATTAAAAAAAACCAGTAATGTGGACCCCATACAATTGGATCAAAGGATTTTTCTGTCATTAAAATTAAACAATATAAAAAGAATTTTAAATAAACATATAACGAGACAATGATTAATAACAATAATAACAATAATAATAATAATAATAATAATAATAATAATAACAATAATAATAACAAATCATTTAGTTTTTGTAATAATTGTGGAAAAACAGGGCATGCATTTCACAATTGTAAGCACCCAATAACAAGTATTGGTATTATTGTCTTTAGAATGTATGAAAATAACCTTCAATATTTACTAATAAGACGAAAACATAGTTTAGGGTTCGTTGAATTTATGAGAGGAAAATACCCGCTACATAATTATACTTATTTAGTGAATATTTTTAATGAGATGTCAAATGAAGAAAAAGATAAAATCAAAGTTTTATCATTTGACGAGTTATGGACATATTTATGGGGGGAACAAATTGGTATTCAATATAGAGGCGAAGAGAAAATATCAAAGGAAAAGTTCAATTTATTAAAAGAAGGTATTGAAAATAAAGATTCATATAATTTAGACAAAATTATAAATGAAAGTACTTCACAGTGGGAAGAAACTGAGTGGGGATTTCCTAAAGGGCGCAGAAATTATCAAGAAAAAGATTTAAATTGTGCTTTAAGAGAATTTGAAGAAGAAACTGGATATTTGCGATCTAATGTGAAACTATTACAAAATATTATACCATATGAAGAAATATTTACCGGTTCGAATATGAAATCATACAAGCATCGATATTTTGTAGGTTATATTGATTCTAGTATAACAACAACATATCAATATCAAGAAACAGAAGTAAGTGATGTAAAATGGATGTCAATGAAAGAGTGTATTAAAAAAATAAGACCATATAATTTAGAAAAGATCAGTATTTTAAATAAAGTAAATAAAGTTTTACAACAATATAGATTATATTCATAATATATAAGTATTATGGAAAAGCCAAAAAAGAAGAAGTCTGTAAAGTTAAAAATAACAAAGAACTCAAAATTAAAAGAGCTACCAAAATTCGATGTTTGGTTCGAAGTATTAAAATAATCATAGGTATCAGAAAAAACAAATTTACCTCGTGGGTAAAAATAGATATATTAAAAAGAATTAAAATAATATAATTATTTATTGATTGGTCTTTAGTATTAAGGTAGTTTGCAGTAAATAAAAAAGTTAAGATTCCAAGTATTTCCGGCCTCCCAATAACTCCCTTGTCCCAGAGTGGATAAAACAAATAAAACTGTGAAGCAGCAAATAAAATAAAA